AAAGAAAAATGGCACTAAGTTTTAACAAAGCCGCTGGCGGCGCAAAGAAGTCTAGCATCACATCATACTCTTATCGTGACGGTGATAATGAAGTTCGTCTCGTAGGAGATGTACTTGCACGATATGTATACTGGCTAGAAGGTAAAAACGGAAAGAACATTCCTTTTGAGTGTCTTTCATTTGATCGCAACGAAGAGCGATTTAATAATAAAGAAAAAGATTGGATTCGTGAGTATTACCCCGATCTCAAGTGTGGCTGGAGCTACGCTATGCAGTGTGTGGATCAAGGAGAAGTTAAGATTATTAATCTTAAGAAGAAGCTCTTTGAGGCTATTCTTACTGCTGCAGAAGACTTGGGAGATCCTACAGATCCCGAGACTGGCTGGGATATTAAGTTCAAGCGCGTCAAGACTGGGCCTCTGCCTTATAATGTAGAGTATCAGCTTCAAGTATTGAAGTGCAAGCAACGAGCTTTGAGCGAAGATGAAATGGCAGCAATCTCTGAGCTAAAGTCTATGGATGATGTTATGCCTCGCCCAACCCCCGATGCTCAAAAAACTCTTCTCGATGAAATTCGAGTAGAGGCTTCTGGTGATATGGACGAGGCTCTTGAAGCTGAGTTTAAAATGTCATAAGGTTTAACCCATGATTTTATTTACGGCAGACTGGCACTTAAAGCTGGGTCAAAAAAATGTACCACGAGAGTGGGCATTAAATCGCTATAAATTGTTTTTTGAACAGATACATTCTTTAGAAAAACAGTGTAACATGCACGTTATAGGAGGCGACCTTTTTGACCGTCTACCGAATATGGAGGAGTTGGAACTGTATTTTTCGTTTATTCGGAAAGTGCAGATTCCAACTGTTATCTATGACGGTAACCATGAAGCAACAAAAAAGAACAAAACATTTTTTACACAGTTAAAGCAAGTATCTAGAGATATTAACCCTCTTGTACAGGTACTAGATATTTCGTATGTAGATAATGACTTTGGATTCGGAATACTACCCTATGCGGATCTTCACCGTAAAAACTCAATTGAAATGTTTGACCAAAGCAAGCCTTTGTTCACTCATGTTCGTGGTGAAATTCCTCCCCATGTCAAGCCAGAGGTGGACTTAGATAGGTTTGAGGATTTTCCAGTTGTTTTTGCAGGCGATCTACATGCTCATAGCAATACACAACGAAATATTGTATATCCCGGGTCTCCTATGACAACTTCGTTTCATAGAAATGAGGTACAAACAGGGTACCTTTTAATAAATTCAAGCAACTGGAGCTGGATATGGGAGCCTTTTGAGCTTCCTCAGTTGCTGCGCAAAACAGTTTCAGACCCCTCTGAAATGCTTTCTACAGAGTATCATCATACTATATATGAAATAGAAGGGGATATGCAAGAACTAGCTAATGTACAAAATACTGAGTTGCTTGATAAAAAAGTAATAAAAAGAAGTACAGAAGCAAGTTTAGTTATTGATAAAGACATGAGTATTCAAGATGAGTTAATAGAGTATTTAACTTACATATTGGAAATATCTGAAACAAAAATACCAGAAATAGTAGGTATATTTAATGATTACGCTTCAAAAATTGAAATGGAGTAACTGTTTTAGTTACGGGCCAGACAACGAGTTAGACCTCTCTAGTAATACTGTAACTCAGTTAGTTGGTACTAATGGTATGGGAAAATCTTCTATACCTTTAATTATCGAAGAGGCTTTGTACAATAAAAACTCAAAAGGCATAAAAAAAGCAGACATTCCAAACCGTTATGTAAATAATGGCTATCATATACACTTAACTTTTACAAAGGATAGTACGCTTTATGATGTTATCATCGATCGCAAGTCAAATATTAAACTTCGTTTACTCAAAGATAACGAGGATATTAGTAGTCATACGGCGACTAATACATATAAAACCTTGCAAGAAGTTATTGGTATTGATTTTAAAACCTTTTCACAGCTCGTATATCAAAACACAAATAGTAGTTTACAGTTTCTTACTGCAACCGATACCAATAGGAAAAAGTTTTTAATAGATCTTTTACACTTAGAGCACTATGTAAAATTATTCGAGCTGTTCAAAGAAGAGTCTAGAAAAAGAAGTATTAGTATTACCTCAATAGAAGCTCAGGTAGCTACCGTTGAAAAGTGGCTTTCAGATAATAAATTGAGTGATACATCCATACTTCCTCTCAAAGAAATTTTAATTTACACGGCAGAAGACGAGAAAGACTACGCTGAGCTTTCGTTAGAAATTAAAAATATTTCTGAAAAAAATAAAAAAATTATACAAAATAACACGTATAAAGAACTTCTAGAGCAGGTAGACTTAAACAAGGCACGCTTGTGTAGCGTACAGAGCGAAGAATCTTATGATACTCTTCAGTCGGAGCTAGGTAGTCTCAACGGGGTCGTAGCGGGGTCTGAAAAAGTTTTAAATAAACTAACAAAGCTAGGATATCACTGCCCTACTTGTGAGCAATCCGTGGACGCAGCCTTCAAAGAGACCCTAATCGAGGGAGAGACAAAGAAAATTTATCATGCACAGGAGCGACAGCATGAAATTAAGCAAAGAATATCAGAAATTAAGCAAAACAATGCAGAGTACCATGAAGCAAGAAAAATTGAAAGAGAGTGGCAAGAAATTTATCGAAGTATTGATAGAGATCTCCCAGTGGCCGTCTTGGACAAGAGAGAGCTTGACACGCGCTTGGCAGGAGTACGAGCTAAATTGGTTTCGGCTAAAGAGCAGTTGGAGAGCCTCTCGACGGAAAATTCAAAAATAACTCGAAGAAATACTCGAATTCAAGTAATTCTTGAGCAAACAGAAGAGTTTCAAGCTCAGCTCAAAGAGAGCCAAGCCCTGTTTGACATTGAAAAAAACATTGCAAATAATCTTGAAGTACTAAAAAAGTCTTTTAGCACTAACGGACTGCTTGCATATAAAATAGAAAATCTTGTTAAAGAGCTAGAAGAGCTGACAAATTACTACCTTGCAGAGCTATCGGATGGAAGATTTACATTAGAGTTTATTGTTACAAATGATAAATTAAATGTACAAGTTACAGACAATGAAAATATTGTAGATATACTTGCCCTTTCTAGCGGAGAGCTTGCCCGAGTTAATACAGCTACTCTTATTGCTATACGTAAACTTATGAGTAGTATATCCAAGTCAAGAATTAATATATTATTTTTAGATGAAGTAATTAATGTTTTAGACGAGGCAGGAAGAGAAAAGTTAGTAGAGGTTCTTTTGCAGGAAAATTTAAATACTTATGTTGTTAGTCACGGATGGACACACCCTCTTCTAGAAAAAATAGAAGTAGTAAAACATAATAATGTAAGTGCGCTTGAATAAGGAAAGTAACATGAAAGAAGTAATACTCGAAGCTCTAAAAGCAAAATATTTTGGACAAATAAAAGAGGCCGAAGCAAACATAGAAATTTATTTATTAAGTCCTGCAGGTATCGGGGAGCACCCAGAAATTTTAGAAGCTATAGACACACAGGTGAGCAAGTTAGTTGAGAGCCACGAAAAGTTTCGAGCCGTAGAGGAATTAATGTAGTATGGTTGATAGTAGAGCAAAAGGTGCTCGTGGTGAGTATTTAGTAAGAGACTTGTTGAGAGAGCATACAGATCTTCAGTTTGAGAGAGTTCCAAATTCAGGGGCCTTAGAATACTTGAAAGGTGACTTATATGTTCCTCATGAGAAGAACAGGTTCTGTATAGAAGTAAAAAACTATGAAAGTTCTCCTTTATCGGATAAAATTTTTACGGCAAAAAAGACAAATAACTTAATACGTTGGTGGATAAAGCTGTTACAGCAAGCTGCAGGCGGCGGGCAAGAAGCTCTATTATTTTTTAAGTATAATCGGTCCCCTGTATTTGTAGTTACAAGTCTATTGCCAGAAACTACAAATGAATGGTTGCGTATAGAATGGCTAGACTGTTATATCTTACTAGCAGAAACGTGGCTTAAACAAGAAAAAACAGTAAGGTTTATAAAATGACATTTAGTTTTAATGAAAAAATTCAAACTGAACCTTCCACTCTTATAGTTGATGCTTTAAATTTAGCGTTTAGATGGAAGCACCAAGGAAGAACAGACTTTAGGTATGATTTTGAAAAAACAGTAGAAAGCCTGGCAGAATCTTATAGGTGCAAATCAGTCATAATAGCAGCAGATTGGGGATCTTCTTCTTACAGAAAAGTTATCTACCCAGAATACAAACAAAATCGAAAAGAAAAATTTGCAGATCAGAGCGAAGAAGATCGTATTGCATTTGAGGAGTTTTTCTCAGAGTTTGAAGAGTCTTTAAAGGTTTTAGAAGAAAATCATCTAGTCCTAAGGTATCAAGGAGTAGAGGCAGACGATATCGCAGGGTATCTAGTAAAGCATAGAGAAAAGTTTAAGTTAGGCACTATCTGGATGGTGTCTAGTGATAGAGATTGGGACTTATTAATACAAGAAAATGTAAGTAGGTTTTCATATGTGACGAGGAAGGAAGTTACGCTTGAAAACTGGAAAACGCATTACAATGTAACTCCCGAAGAGTACATCTCTTTAAAGTGTTTAGTAGGTGATAAGGGCGATAATGTACCAGGAATTCCAGGAATAGGCCCCAAAAGAGCAGAAGGACTAATTAAACAGTACGGAGATGCACTTGATATTTATAATATTTTACCAATACCTAGTAAGTATAAGTTTATACAGTCGTTGAATGAAAGCGGAGAAAGACTGCTGTATAATTATCAATTAATGGATATATTGACGTATTGCGAAGATGCTATCGGCATGAAAAATATCCCAGATATAGAGAATAAATTGTATGAGCGTTCAAATTGATTTTCGGAGAGACCGATATTTATCAGAATTTAGTATAAAAACATTACAAGATAGATACTTAGTAAACGGAGAAACTTCTCCACAGCAAGCATTTGCAAGAGCGGCGGAGGCTTTCGCAGATGACGAACAGCACGCTCAGCGACTGTATGATTACGCCAGTAAACTTTGGTTTATGTTCTCTACTCCTATCCTTAGCAATGGGGGCACTAAGCGTGGGCTCCCTATTAGCTGTTTTCTTAATTACGTGGATGATAGTAGAACTGGCCTCACCGATCACTATACAGAAAATGCATTTCTCAGTTCAGTCGGTGGCGGCATTGGGGGATACTGGGGAGACATACGCTCAGTAGGTTCAAAAACCAGTAATGGATCTGAGTCTACCGGCGTTATCCCTTTTCTTAAAGTAGTTGATGCAGAGATGCTTGCATTTTCACAAGGAGTTACCAGACGAGGAAGCTATGCGGGATACTTACCAATCTCTCACCCAGAAGTTGAAGAATACTTGGATATGCGTAAGCCTACTGGAGGCGATGTTAATCGTAAGTCTACAAACCTTCATCATGGCATTATTATTCCTGATAGTTTTATGGAACTTATAGAAGGAGCTTCGTTAACTCCAGGCTTTGATGACAGCTGGGACTTAATTGATCCCCATTCAGGAGCAGTCACAAAAACTGTATCAGCAAAAACATTATGGGTAAAGCTAATTCAAAATAGAGTAGAGACAGGCGAGCCTTATATTATGTTTGGGGACACTGTACAAGACGCGCTTCCTGAGTGCCAGAAAAATCTGGGGCTAAAAGTGCATCAGTCTAATCTTTGTAGTGAAATTACCCTTCCAACAAATGAAACAAGAACTGCAGTATGCTGCTTATCTAGTGTAAATTTAGAAGAGTATGATGAGTGGAGCAATGATCCTGCTTTTATTCCGGATCTTGTACGTATGCTAGATAATGTCTTAACCTATTTTATAGAAAATGCACCCAATGAACTAGCAAAAGCTAAATATAGTGCAGAAAGGGAGCGTAGTATTGGGCTTGGAGCAATGGGGTTTCACGCCTATTTACAGAGGCATAATGTGCCTTTTGAGTCTCCTATGGCTAAGGGGCGGAACATGTCGATCTTTTGGCACATTAAATCCGCCGCAGAGGCTGCAAGTGAGCAGTTGGCGAAAGAAAGAGGAGAAGCGCTGGATGCAGTAGGCACAGGCCGTCGTAATTGTCATCTTCTCGCTGTTGCTCCAAATGCTTCCTCAAGCATTATATGTGGAAACACCAGTCCTAGTATTGAACCATATCGTGCTAACGCGTATACTCAAAAAACTAAAAGTGGAAGCTCTCTGCAAAAAAATGAATATCTGCAAGCAATACTACAAGATTTAGGACTAGATACAGATGAGGTATGGAAGGATATTGTTACAAGTGGGGGTTCTGTGCAACATTTAGAGTTTTTAGATGATTGGACAAAAGATGTATTTAAAACTGCTGTAGAAATAGATCAACGTTGGGTTATAGATATGGCAGCGGACCGTCAAAAACATATCTGTCAAAGTCAGTCTTTAAATGTATTTTTCCCTGCAAATGTGTCAAAGCAAGAATTACACGCCACTCACATGATGGCTTGGAAAAAGAAAGTAAAAACTCTATACTACTTGCGAAGCGAAGCGTACAGAAGAGCAGAAAAAGTATCAGACGAAGTCTTGAGACAAATGGTAGTCGAAAGTGTCGACGAAGGCGCTTGTTTAGCGTGTGAAGGATAATTATGAATTTATTAACAGAAAGAGAGTACTATAAGCCCTTTAACTATCCCTGGGCCTACGAAAAATACAAAGATCAGCAACATATGCACTGGCTTCCCGATGAAGTTAATCTTGCTGACGATTTAAAAGATTATAGAGAAAATTTGACTGATGGTAATAAAAAACTGCTTACTCAAATTTTTAGATTCTTTACACAGGCCGACGTAGATGTTTGTTGCGGCTATGCTAAACACTATCTACCTACTTTCAAGCAGCCCGAAGTGCGAATGATGCTTTCCGCTTTTGCTGCAATGGAAGCGGTGCATCAAGAA